CCATTGGAGGTTCTCAGGAGCGTCACTGCCGCCTTTGTGCAGGGGGATGATGTGATCGAGTTCCTCACCGACCCTGACGATGCCCTGGGCGTCGCATTGGACGCAGAGGGGGTTTTGCATGGCCAGGCGGCGGCGCAGCAGCTGGAGTTTCCAGCCAGAGAGCCTGCGGGGGGGATTGTGTGGTTTTGTGGTCATGGTGCATTGTCCTCCAGTTCGATGAGCTTGTCCAAGTAGTGCCTGGCCTTGCGCAGGTCATCGACGCCGCCTTTGTCGCGCCAGCGGCTGACGTACTTGACGATGTTGCCCTCGAAATAACCGAGGCCGTTGGCTGCGATGAAGTCCCAAGGCTGGATAGTTTTGTCCTTGTAGTGCTGTCCGCCGACTTGGGTGTCGTTTGCTGTGCTCACTGCTTGCTCACTTTCCTGAAAATCGCATCGACCTGTGCGTGGAGTTCTGGCCGGTTGTCTCGCATGTAAACGTAGTCCCTGGAAAACCCTATCTGTCCGGTGCTGGAGTTTCTCACCAACCAGTAATTGGCTTTGTTGCGTGCTCGACCGTTGGCCACGATCTTGTAGGTCAGCCAGTCCGGTGTGTGCTCCTGCGCCTTGCTGAACACCAGCCACTCGACCTCATCGCTGTCCCAGCACTTGCCCACTTGGCTCCATCCCTCGCCATCGGCTGGCAGGTTTCCTGCGTACATCTTGCCCATTGCGCTCTCCTTCTAAACCCTCTACCTAAACTCTAAAGGGTCTGTGTGGATAAGTCAACACCCTCGACCCCTGCATCACGACCTTGACCCTGACCCTTGACCCTACCCCTGCTATAGAAAGGGGGTAAGGTCAGGGTCATGTTTCTGGTCAAGGCCGCGCTGTTTTGCCTCTTTTTGACCCTGACCCTGATTTTAACCCTAGGGTCATTTAGGGTCACGTTATCCACAGGGTTATCCACAGGAATTTTTCCTCATCAGAAGCGCACTTGCGTGCGTGTCGTTGACCATTACCCAGCCGTGTTCGTAGGTCTCGATCAGTTCGGCCTGCAGCAGCGCGCCGATCAATTTGTCATCGTATGACGGGTTGACCATGTTGCGGACCGTGCGCTCCGCATTGCCGTCCGACAGCAGCTTGTCCTTCAGTGCCGACCTGCTCAGGTAGGGTTTTCCCTCACGCTCTTCTGCGCCAGTGGCCCACCAAGCGTTTTCCCAGGTCTTCCGGTGGCTATCCACCTTGCTGTCCTTTTTGCGCGGCTGTTCGCCCTCTGTGGCCCCTTCGTCTGGCACTGCCACGCAGGTGGTAGCCGTGCCTCCGAACTTAGTCGTGCCCATCTCGACCACCTCCAGCTTGAAGTAGATCGTCTCACCTTTGCTTGGCAGCTCGCGCTGCTTGGTGACTGTCACCGACCGGACACCGTCCTTCTCGCTGACCTCGATCTCGGTGTCGATGTGCGCCCGGATGCCGGACCAGCCGCGCGCGCCTTTGGCTGCGTCCTTGCCGTTGTGGTGGATGATCATCATAGCAGCGCCTGTGGCCGTGGCCACCTGGTCGAATCTGGCCATGACTGGCCCCATGTCCTCGCCGCTGTTTTCGTTCGCGCCTGCGCTCATCCTGGCCAGCGTGTCGCCAATGATCAGGCGCACCGGCTTGCCTTTGATCTGCTCGATGGCCCTGACCATCTCGATCACGTCGTGGGCATCCTGCGCGCCGGAGTAGAAGTTCATCGGGACCGGCACCATCGCAAGGTTCTCCAGGTTGCAGCCGTAGAACTTCTTGATGGCCTGCATACGGGACCGGATGCTGGCCGGGGCTTCGCTGGCCAGGTAGACCACCAAGCCTGGATCGGTCTTGCGGCCGTAGCAGTCTGATCCGGTGGCGATCGCTGTGGCCACCGACAGCGCCCAGAATGTCTTGCCTGAGTTGCTGTCGCCGTAGACCACCACCGAGCTTCCGATGGTCATCAAGCCTTCGACCAGTTCGTCCGGTGCCTCGTAGTCGCTGCCCAACTGGTCGCCGAAGACCACCTTGAGCTTGTCGATCACCTCCGATCCGGTCTGCTGCACCAGCAAGCCTGTCAGATCGTGCCCGGCCTGGGCATAATCGTTGGCATCCATTCCCTCGATTGGAGGGATGACCACGCGCGCACCGAACTTGGCGCTGGCCTGGTCAGCGTACTTCTGGCCCACGCCGTGCTTGTCGTTGTCGGCCACGATCACGATGTCCTGGGTCACGCCGTACATCTCGCGCAGGGTACCAGTGACCGGCACCAGGCTGCTGGCACTGTAGGACACCACGCACGGCCTGCCGGTTGTCTCGTGGATCGTGGCCGCTGTTGCGAACCCTTCGGCCACATAAAGCACGCCAGGCTCATCCAGTGAGCCTACCATCCAAAACTTCCCACCAGCCTCGCCACCTGGGTGGTATTTTTTATCGCTACCGCCGTCTTGCTTTGGCGCAATGTATTGCAGCGAGCAAAGGGTGCCGTCCTTGTCGAACAGCGGAACCATCAGCCGGCCATCGCCTGTGATTCTTGCACCGTGCGCCTGGATGCCTTTGCGCTTGAGGTAGGGGTGGTCTGGACTGGCTGCAGACGCCTGGTTCCAAATGGTCTCAACGGTGGACGCTGCGACCTCGTACTGCTTTTCGATAGCCGCCTCGCGCAAGGCCTTGGCCTCTGCCAGCCGCCTGGCGTGTGCCATCTCTTCGCTGGCTGTCAGCTTCCTGCCAACGTCTGCGCGCCAAGGTGACTCGAATCCCATGCGCCAGCAACCAAATCGCCCGGCCGGAACGCCATCCCCGAAGACCAGGTACCAGCCCGGCTTATCGCTGCCCTTGTTGCCGCTGCCCTTGGTGCCAGACTTGAAGCGGTGGATCTTACCGTCCATGATCACCTGGTCTGGCGGTTCCAGCCCGGCCGCCCGGATGGCGTCGATCAGTTGCTCCTCCGGTGGAGCGATGCGTTTTTCTGGTGGTGGCGACCATGGGCCGCCGAGGACTTTTGAAATGTCAACCATTGTGTGTGGCCTCCTGGTGCATCAGGTAGGCCATCACGCGCTGCACCGTCTCGTACTTTGGGCTGGTCGAGCCAGCCATCAAGCGGTACAGCGCATTTGGATGGACACCAGCACCACGGGCCACGGCTTGAATGTTCCGGTCAGCCAGCAGGCTTCGGAGCTTTTCGAGTTCGAGCATGTTTCACCTCTTTTGAAAAAAAAACGTCATCAGGTGTTGCAATCCTAATCGATCGCGGGTAAAGTAGCAACCACTGCGCGAACGGAATCAGCCGAAGGCGCAGCAACCCTGAAGGAGATGCCTGATGGCAATCAACGTAAAAACGACCGGCAGCTTGGCTGCCAACGGTGTGAAAATCCTTTGCTATGGGCAAAGCGGCGCTGGAAAAACCAGCCTGGTCAAGACGCTGCCCAACCCCATCGTCCTCTCGGCCGAAGGTGGCCTGCTGTCCATCCAGGACGCAGATTTGCCCTACATCGAGATCAGCGACATGGACACGCTCAAGGAGGCTTACACCTGGCTGACCAGCGCAGACGAGGCAAAGGCTTACCAGTCGGTGGCCCTGGACTCGATCAGCGAGATCGCTGAGGTTGTGCTCAACGCCGAGAAGAAAGCGACCAAAGACCCGCGCCAAGCCTACGGTGCGATGCAGGAGCAGATGGCAGACATCATCCGAACCTTCCGCGACCTGCCCGGCCGCCACGTCTACATGAGCGCCAAGCTGGAGAAGACGCAGGACGAGATGGGCCGGGTGCTGTACGCGCCATCGATGCCTGGCAACAAGACTGGCCAGGCGCTGCCCTACTTCTTTGATGAGGTGCTGGCGCTGCGGGTCGAGAAGGATGGCGAAGGCGTCACCCAGCGCGCCCTGATGTGTGACAGCGACGGCCTTTGGCTGGCCAAGGACCGCAGCGGGAAGCTGGAGGCATGGGAAGCGCCGGACCTGGGCGCAATCATCGCCAAGATGCAGGGAGGCAAGTGATCATGGCCCTACCCGACAAACTGACCGACAACCTCAACGAGTTGTCCAGCCTGTGGCTGGCTGCCAAGGAGGCCGAGAAGGAGGCCACCGAGGACCGCCGCAAGATCGAGGACCGCATCAAGAGCCTGGTGGGATTTGCCGAGAACAGCGAAGGCACCGAGACGGTTGATCCGGACCAGTTCACGATCAAGATCGTCGGCCGCATTGACCGCAAGGTCGATGGCGACAAGGTGCAGGAACTGGCCGCCGAGTTCGGCCTGACCGAGCACCTGGCCAGCCTCTTCCGGTGGAAGCCGGAGATCAACATGGCCGTCTGGAAGGCAACGGACGAGGCCATCACCAAGCCACTTGCCGCAGCAATCACGGCCAAGCCTGGCCGCCCCTCATTCACCATCACTCGCAAGGAGAAATAAACATGGCGTTTCTCGGACAAACCTTTGACGCAAACGAACTGCCCCAGGGCAACGGTGGCAACTATGATCCGCTGCCTGCTGGCTGGTACAACGCCAACATCACAGCAGCCGAACTCAAGCCCACCAAGGACGGCTCAGGCCAGTACATCAAGGTCCGCTACGACATCACCGGGCCTTCCCACCAGGGCCGCGTGGTGTTCGGCAACCTCAACATCAAGAACGCCAGCGCCAAGGCCGAAGAGATCGGACGCCAGCAGCTTGGCGAGATCATGCGCGCCATCGGCCTGGCCAAGGTCACGGACACCGACCAACTGATCGGTGGAAGCCTGTCGATCAAACTTGATGTACGCGCCGCAACCGAGCAGTATGCTGCGCAAAACGAGGTCAAGGGCTTCAAGGCGATCACCGGCAGCGCGCCGAGCTTCGCAGCACCTGCAGCCTCACCTGCCGCCTCGACACCAGCAGCGCAGGCATCCACAAAGGCTGCCCCTCCCTGGGCCAAAGGCAAATAAGAAGCGAAAAAAAGACCAGCCCTGCGTGAGCAGGCGCTGGTCGGAACTGATCAAAGGAGATACCTGATGAAGATACCCGATTCAGAGCATAGCATCCAGGCCAAGATCGACAAGCATCACGAGTCGCTGGCCGAGCCGCCCAGGCCGCACATGGGTTGCAGTCAGCTTGGCCACCCTTGCGACCGCTGGCTGTGGCTGTCCTTTCGGTGGGCCGTGCAGCCAAAGTTCCCTGGCCGCATCCTGCGCCTGTTCAGGCGTGGCCAGATGGAGGAGGCCACCATTGTGTCGGACCTGCGCGCCATCGGCCTCGATGTGCGTGGCGCAGGCAAGCAGCAGGCGCGCGTGGACTTCGGTGCGCATGTGTCCGGCAGCATCGACGCCGTCATTGAGTCTGGCGTGCCTGAAGCGCCCAAGAAGCGCCACGTGGCAGAGTTCAAGACGCACAGCAAGAAGTCCTTTGACGCCCTGGTGAAGGCCGGTGCTGTGGACAGCGCCAAGCCCGAACACTTCGTGCAGATGCAGCTTTACATGCACGGCCTGCAGATTGACCGGGCCTTGTACGTGGCCGTCTGCAAGGACGACGACCGCATCTACACCGAGCGCGTGAGGTATGAGCAGGATGTGGCCGAGAGGTACATCGAGCGAGGCCGCAGGCTGGCGCTGTCAGACCGCATGCCAGAGCCAATCAGCACGGACCCATCCTGGTACCAGTGCAAGTTCTGCGACGCGCACGAGTTTTGCCACGAGACCAAGACCACCAAGCATGTGAACTGCCGCACCTGCGCGCACAGCACGGCCAAGGACGACAGCACCTGGCGCTGCGAGCGCCACGACGCTGACGGCATTCCGGTCGACTTCCAGCGCCAGGGATGCGACAGCCATGTTTTACACCCAGACCTTGTATTTTGGCAGCGCAAGGACGGCCTGGACGACTGGACGGCCGTCTACGTCATCGAAGGCCGCGACGTGGCCAACGGTGAAGGCGACGCGCACGTCTACACCAGCCGCGAGATTCTGGCCAACCCCAAGATGTGCAGCCTTGGTGACGAGTACGTCGAGGAACTGCGCCAAGAGTTCGGTGGGAGGATTGTGGGATGAACACCGACCGCGAACTGATGCGACAGTGGCTGGACGATCTGTGCGGATCACGCTTGTGCAGCGTGAACAGCATGAGCAGTCGGCACGAAGCCGAGCGCCTGATAGACTGTGTGATCAATGCGATGCGCGAGAGGCTGGCTCGGGACGAAGAGCGTCAGTACGACGCAGACCATGTAGTGCTGGAGAAAAGCACCAACGACTGCGTCTGCACGCACTGTGGCCAGCGGTACCACATTCACATGCCAGTGCCCGTGAGCATCATGACGGCCATCGTCGATGCGTTTCTGGAAGCGCACCACCAATGCGAAAATCAGGAGGCGACGATCAGCAGAATCAAACGCGGAGAAAGTTACTGATGCAACTCCGCGACTATCAATCTCGCACCTTGTCGATGCTTTACGACTGGCTTGAAAAGAACACGGGCCACCCTTGCATTGTGTTGCCGACCGGCAGCGGCAAAAGCATTGTAATTGCTGAACTGTGCAAGCAAGCAATCACCGAATGGCCAGAGACCCAGATCGTGATGCTTACTCGCAGCATTGAGCTGATCAACCAAAATGCAGAGAAACTTCGGACGATCTGGCCTGGTGCGCCAATGGGCATTTACTCGGCAAGCGCAGGAAAAAAGCAGCTTGGCGAGCCAATCACCATCGGTGGGCCTCTTTCAATTGTTCGTGTCACAAAGAAGATTGGACATTGCGACCTTTTACTGGTCGATGAAGCGCACGACATTTCACACAAAGACGAAGGCAGCTACCGCAAGATCATCAACGACTTGATGGCCATCAATCCATCGATGCGAGTGATCGGTTTTACGGCAAGCCCATTCCGTCTTGGGCACGGAATGATCACAGACAAGCCAGCCATTTTTGATGCGCTTATTGAACCAGTCAGCATTGAAGAACTCATCTTCAAAGGACACCTTGCGACGCTACGCAGCAAGCAGACTGGGTTCAAACTTGACACCAGCAGCGTTCATAAAAGAGGAGGTGACTTTGTTGAATCTGAGTTGCAAGCGGCAGTCGACACTTCGGACAACAACGAGGCCATGATTGATGAGGTCATCAAACGATCTGAAGGCAGAAAGAGTTGGATGTTCTTTGCAACTGGCGTTCGCCATTCAGAGAATCTTCGTGACATTCTTTTAAGCCGAGGAATATCCGCTGTCTCTGTGACTGGCAACATGGCAAAGAAAGAACGAGAACAAGCAATTGCTGATTTCAAGTCAGGAAAGATCACCGCCATTACGCAGGTTGGGTGCCTGAATGTAGGGTTTGATCACCCCGACATCGATCTGCTTGTGATGGCCAGACCAACCATGTCTCCTGGTCTATACCTGCAACAAGCTGGGCGTGGCCTTCGCCCCAAGAGCCACACCGATCACTGCATGGTGCTGGACTTCGCTGGTGTGGTGGCCACGCATGGGCCAATCACGGCTGTACAGCCGCCCAAGAAGGCAGGCGACGTCAACGGTGAAGCGCCGGTCAAGGTCTGCGACAACTGTGGCGAGTTGTGCGCCATCGCCGTGTCAATCTGCCCGGCCTGTGGCCACCAATTCCCAGAGCCGGAGCGCAAGAAGCTGGAACTGCGCGACGACGACATCATGGGCCTGGAAGGCAAAGACCTGGAGGTCTCATCCTGGAACTGGCGCAGGCATGTCAGCCGCGCGTCAGGCAAGGAGATGCTGTCCTGCACCTACTACGGCAGCCTGTCCGACAAGCCGATCACCGAGTACCTGCCGGTGCTGCACGATGGCTACGCCGGGCAGAAGGCCATGCGCCAACTGATGACGATGGCCAACTCGTCCGGGGCACACCTGGCCGATGCCGCGCACATGGAAGGCAGCGAAGGGCTGGAGTACCTGGCCGTGCAGATGAGCAACAGCAAGCCGCCCACCAGCATTGAATACCGGCTGGACGGCAAGTTTCACAGGGTGCTGAAGAGGAGTTGGACATGACGCCACTGATCAGAGAAACCATCGCCTGGACCACCACGACAGGCATTGACCCGACAGAACTGCAGTGGTTCGACATTTCTGGCCTGACGGCTGCCCAGATGGCCGTCAACACAGACGCCCTGATGACCTGCAGGCCGCCATTCGGACGCTGCTTTGTGGCCTCGCGTGGGCCGAGCAAGTCGCACGCCTCCTACGACGTCCTGGCCGTGGTGGTTGGCGACGATCCGCACGCAGGCATCGTCATCGACATGTGGAAAGGGCCGACCAACGTCATGCCGCGAAAGATTCCGACGATGCTTTACACCATCGAAGGCAATCGCATCTTGTACGGTCCGACAGAGGAAGATGACCCGGTGCCGGAAGATGAAGCGCGCTTCGTGCTCGCCGTGCTGATCAAGTGGTACAACTCGATGATGGCCACCAAGACGGCATACCAGCCGTTCGTGCGGCCGACGTTTACCAACCAGCGCAAGATCGCAGCAGGCAAGCAGCCGTCCTACGACTGGCGAACGGTGGTGATCGATGGCAAGGTCATCAAGTGCGAGCACAAGGGTGGCACGCACGCCAGCCCAAGACTGCACGACCGCCGAGGCCACTCGCGCAGGCTGCCAGACGGCCGGATCGTGTGGGTCCGGCCTTGCAAGGTTGGCGACGCCAGCCGAGGAACAGTTTTTCATGACTACCAAGTGAAGGAGCACCAGGCATGAGCACCAGACCACCAGAGCCAGAGTTTCTGATCCAGTGGCGCGAATGGATGCGCGCAGGGCCGCCCAAGTGCTGCCACACCTGCGACCACTTCAACCAGTCTGGGCACTGCCTGGCGTTCGACATGACGCCGCCAGAGGACTTCGCCAGCACGGTCGATGCGTGCGAGCAGTGGATCATGGAGATACCGTTTTGAGCACGCCAGACCGCATCCCCACCGAGCACGAAGAACAGCGAGAATTCGTCAGATGGTTTCGTCAGACGTTTCATGGTGTTCGTATTTTTGCGATTGCAAACGGTGGCGCACGCAGCAAGGCCACTGCTGGCCGCCTGAAGGCCGAAGGCGTGGTCTCCGGGGTGCCAGACCTGTTTGTGCCTGCCTGGCGTCTGTGGGTCGAAATGAAGCGCACCAAAGGTGGCAGCCTCAGCCCGGAGCAGAAAGACTGGATCGTTTACTTGCGAGAAGTGGGATATTGTGCGATAGTGTGTAAAGGTGCTGAGGACGCAAAGCGTCAGATCAGTGCCTTCCATGAACAGCACAAGGACACTTTATGAGCACTCGCATCTACCTGGTCACCGACACGGAGACCAACAAGCACCGCCTGATCCGCGCAGGCAACCAGGCCCAGGCCATCCGGCACGCCGCCCAGACCCGATTCGGCATCGAGGTTGCTGGCCAGGATGACCTGGTCAGACTGCTGTCGCAAGGCATTCCTGTCGAACTGGCTGGTGGTACTGCCACCGCCGACATGTTCGAGGAAGCCACCCTGGTCAACGCTGGGGGGGCCGACTGATGACCACGCCGACCACCGAGCAGGTCGGCAAGGAGGTGAAGGAGCGCTACATGACGATCCGCATCCCCTTCGACATTGACCAAGAGTTGCGCACGCTGGCCGACGCGAACACGCGCACGCTGGCCGCGCAGGTGCTGCACTACATCAAGCAGGGGATGGCCAATGAAAAAACGCCTGCGCTGTGATGTGAAGTGGTTTCCACGCAGCGCGCCGTACCTCGCCTGTGGCTTTGACATGGGAGAGTTCCGGCTGTGCTGGTGACGTTCATGAGGCCGACACCGATAATTCTCACGGCATCAGAGAATGGTAAAAAACACAACAAACTTTAAGGAGAAAGCCATGCAACTCAAGCGCTACCAAGTAATCCTTCTCGCCATTTTCGCCCTGGTGCTCATGGGCATTGCCGGGCACATGGACTTCCAGGAGGAGGAACGCCAACACGCCGAGTACTGCGAGATGGTCAAGCTGTGGAAGCAGACCAATGGCGAACAAGGATGGCCAGCCTACAACGGGGAAGGCACATGCTTATGACACAAAGAGAAGCTGATGAGGCGGCCCAGGACTGGCGTGGAATGGATGGCGCGACCGCTTGGCATTTGATTGACCGCCACGCCGACAACTGGGCAGAGGTTGGCGAAATGATGGATGCGTGGCTACGCGCGAACACGACGCCATTGCCACCTAACGCTGGAGGTAAGCCGCGTGAATGAAGCGCAGCGGAATGAACGTCGGCTTGACCGACTTGTTATGCGCGACCACGACCCGAACCACCCGTATGTGCGCAGGCTGATTGGGTGCGGCCACGGCGTGCTGTTTTCGGAGCCGTGCGTAGAGTGCGAGATCGTTGGCCTGCTGGATGAATACAAGCGGGCAGTGAAAACCGTGATGCGTGTCCGCGACCGGATGCGACAGCTTGGGCGACCTATGCCGGGGAGAACGTCATGAGGCCGGACTACTGCCCAATTGCGAACGGCCCGTGTCAATCAATGTGCGACACCCCGTGCAGCAGGAGCCGAAAGAAAATGCAGAGAGCGCCAACACTTGAAGATTTCTGCGAGGCGGCGAACGCATTGTACGAAGCGCCGACAGAAGAGCGGTTCTTGGCCGTGGTGAATTTGGCGCGGGAGTCGTTAATTCTGCGCGGGCAAGCGTGGAACGAGGGCTTTGCATTCGGGACAAGCCAATTCGAACCGATGCCAATTGCGTGGATGACTTTCGGCGCATGCACCGGAGAACCGGTTTTCAGCACGACACTACCGGACGACGTAAACCTTGCCAACTGGGTTCCGGTGTATCGGAGAGTAGTGCCTAACGCCATAGCTCAGGGGCGACCGGAATGACGCGCAGCGGCGTAGTGGGTCCGGTTGGACGACGGGTTAGGCGCGTGCCCGATTCACGCGCCAATGCAGAAGGACTACAGACATGAACTTTGCCCCGCACGAACAGCGCGTGATTGATGAACACCGTGACCTGACCGAGAAGCTGAACAAGCTGCAAGCGTTCTTTGCGCTGCCGTTGTTTCTTGGCCTGGCCGAAGCCGAGCGCATGCGCCTGCGCGCACAAGCAATGTTCATGGAGGGCTACCAAGCCATTCTGCGCGAGCGGATTGACGCCTTCATGCGCGCACACGCCGAGGCAGACAGGCCTTCTGTGGTGGCGGACTGACAAGCGCATAACGCAGAGCTAAGGGGCCGCGACAGCGGTCCCGCTTGAGCGCCGGGTTAGGCAACAAACGATAGGAGAAAGATATGACTTCACAACTGATTGGCACTACCGAAACCGGCTGGTTTAACCCTGGAGTGAACCCGCCGCCGTTTGACATGAAACTGCTTTTGATGGTGGCCGGTTCTCGATCTGAGGATTGCGGGAGGACGTTCGAAGTCTACACAGAAGTAAAGACAGCCTATGTTCAACAGCATGGGCCAGGCGACGAGTATGACGACGAGCCAGCGTTTGATGAATACATGGCCGGCGACCATACAGATTTTCTAGACTTCCAGTTCGACCTAAAGGACGAAAACGGGGAAGTTCTGGACTGGTACAGCGACAGCATTGTGGCGTGGGCCTACTACCCGCTCGGAATCGCGCAGACCGCCGTGAATGTAGAGCGCGAGAGGCAGTCGGCATTGGTGCCTAACGACAGAGTGGAGGGGCGCGACGCAGCTTCATCGCGGCGCGTCCCTTCGCACGACGGGTTATGAGGCGACTTTGATGCGCCACAACTCCCAAAACGCCGGATGCATGCGCCGGTTACCAGCTTCC